TCATTTCGCCTGGTAAGGTTGCAGCGAGATATTGATGTTGTTTCGTTTCATGTTCTTCTTGGCCTCTTCCGCGCAGGCGCGGCAATAAAGAAATCCATTCCGCCCGATCATCTCCGCCGGCTCGTTGCATGGCACCAATCGGCGTTCGTCGTCGCGCTTCAGGAACATGCAGCAATGCGCGTCTGCCTTCGGCGTGGCCGGCGCGCTGGTCTCCGCCAGGGGAAACCGGTGATTCAATTCGTCACCGAGCTTGGACCACATCCGGTCCACCGCTTTGCGCCGGCCTTCCGTGAACCACAACGTCGGGCGCGATGACTGCCGCCAGCTTGACAGAAAATTTTGCTCCCATTCATTCAGCACTAATCCGTTGACCGAGCGCACGTCTTTGTCGAGTGCCTGGAAGAACTCATGCCGCTGGAGATCGGTGATATTGCTCATCAGAAATTAAGTTTGAGCTGCTTGATTTTACGGGTGACGACCGGGCGGAATGCGGGCCGGTGCGTCGCGCGCTTATAGACCACGCCGTGCGAGTTGTTACAGACGATGATCAGGTGCTTGTATTGAACGAGCTGCGCGATGATGTCTTCGATCTGGCCGTTGGCTGGCGTCAGGCGCGGGTAACGCTTCGCCAGGGCAAGTCGTATTTGGTTGGCCGTGAATCCACCCGGCCAACCAAATATAATCCTGCGAGTCGCACCGGCCACGCCGCCGAGCCTGAATACCAGGAACTCCAGCACGGTCATGCGCCGCCCATTGATGGTGTTGCCGGCGTTCATTTCCAGATTTTGAAATGCGCTTCGATCATCACAAGTGCGGCGAGATATTCCTGGGCATGGTTATTATCACCATGTTCCTTCTTTAATTTTTCCTTGAATGCTTCCACGGTGCCGAAGAAACAACCGGTGCGCAGACGGATGCCTTTGTCGGTAATGTGCGCCACAAAGTAACGACCGCTCGAACCGATGCCACCTAGCTGAAAGACGGGTCGCTCGGACTTTGTAATTTTTGAACCATCGTCGAGGCGTGCTCCGACGAGGCGTGCTCCGACGAGGCTTGCTCCGACGAGGCGTGCTCCGACGAGGCGTGCTCCGTCGAGGCTTGCTCCGTCGAGGCTTGCTCCGTCGAGGCTTGCTCCGTCGAGGCTTGCTCCGTCGAGGCTTGCTCCGTCGAGGCGTGCTCCGACGAGGCTTGCTCCGACGAGGCGTGCTCCGACGAGGCGTGCTCCGTCGAGGCTTGCTCCGTCGAGGCGTGCTCCCGCCTTAACGCCCGCTTCGAGTGTCAGCTTGATTGTATTTTTTTCCGCGTCATGCGCGAACAGCACCGTGCCGCTCAGCCAATGTTTAATTTCGATTTTCATATTTTCAGGTTTCGGTTTATTCGCCTTCGACCATCGCGGCCACGAGCTTGGTGATGAGTTTATTGATCAGCTTTTCCACGTCGCCGGCCACGCGTTTCAGCACGACCACGTCCCCCGCGCCTTCGATCTTGCAACCGAGCTTCGCCAGTTCCGGCGCGGTCAACGTGCGCAGCGCATCCTTGTTCACTTCCTCGGTTTTACGGATCAGGGTTTCGATCTCGTCCTTGCGGAACTTCTTGATCAGCGAGATCACAGTCTCTTCGTCGTCAAACTCCAGGCTGCCGACGCTCAACGTGAAGCCGGCCTTGACGCCATGGACGGTGATCGTGCGCGGCTTGGTAAACAGGCCGGGCGCGGCTTCGATCAAGCTGTGCAGCTCGGCCTGACAGTTGGCCACGACGCTGGCCTGGCGTTTGATGCCGCGCAGATGCTTTTGCTTCACCGCTTCGAGATCGGCTTCGAGATCAGTGATGAGTTGTTCCAGGCCGGCGCTCTCGCGCTCATAACGTTCACAGCCGGTTTCGATCTGGCCGAGCGTCACCTGACGACCGGCGACTTGTTCCATTGGTGCTATCATAGTTTTGTATTTCCTTGGTTGATGGTTAAAAAGAAAGCATGACTGCCACCGCCACGATCAGCGCGCCAACGACCATGCCAGCGGCGAAAATTCCCACGCGGGAAATCATGGGTGGAATTTTTGGGCGAAGTTGCCGGTTGATTTGTTCGATGCCGCTGATCTCGAAAATTTCCAAATGCGGCGGCAGATGATTGATGACATGTTGCATGATTATTTTCCCTCCAGTGATTCTAGCCACGCCACGGCGACCGCCGCGACTTGCGTGAGTTCCTCGCGCAACTGGCCGCTAAATTTTGCGCGGGATAAAGCTCCTTTGGCGTTTTCCAAGAAATCAATTTCCTGCGCCACTTCGCCAACCTCTTCCACCAGCACGCGTAGCTTGCGGTTGTCGTCCATTATTTTTGAAGCGCACGTCGAGCTGAATTTTCCGGCCCGCGCCAAACCTTCCTGCCGGCAGCGTTCCTGGGCGATCCGTTCAAACACGGCCATCATCGCGGGCGAATTGAAAATCTTGGCGCTCATTTAGACCTCCGATCCATGATGCCCAGGCACGCATCGCAATTGACCGGGCCGATGTCCGCTTGCCATTCGGAAGTCCGCTTGGCCAGATGACCGCCGCCGCAAAGCGGTGTGCCGTCCGGGCGCTCCGCGTGGACGCGGTGCTTTTCCGATTTGGTCACGCCCTTGCGCGGCATCAAAACGAGTTGGTGAGTCATACGACCCTCCCTTCAAGTTCGAGATAAACCGCTTTCACGGCTGGCTCTTGGTTCCAACTCACCAACCGTTTGAAACCGACTGCCGTATTATCGCAGTCTTCCCTTTTACGGTTGCGACCATCCAAAAGCGCCTTGACTTCAAATTCCGGCGGGAACTTTTGCAGTTCCGTGATGACTTGTTCGACGCTCATGCCGGCACCTCGTCGTTGATTTTAGTTTGGAACTCGCGCAGCTCGTCATCCTCGCGTTCGTGCAGCCAGCGCTCGAACAGTTCCGGGTCGGCGGAATTCTTCGCCGCGAAATCGTGGATCGTCTTGATCGCCTCGCGCCGGTTGAACTTCCGGTCCGGCGCATCCTTGAAGGTTTTGCTCATAGCAGAATCCAGTTGGTGAGGATGATCTTTTGTTTGATGTTCGCACCCTTGCGGATCATCTGAACCACGATCTGAATGCGGTCATGGTTTGTGATCGGCCAGTCCAGGTTGATGACTGAATAACCATTCCCGCTGTCGAAGGAATAGGTGACGTAGTAGGTGTATTGGATCGGTGCCGCTAAAAGCTTCGGCTCCCTTTTTGCTTTTTTGCTCATAATTAAGTCGCGTTAATTGGCAGTTATCGGTTGTTTAAATGGTGGCCACTGGCGGCTACGCCAGCTGCCAATCTCTGATGAGCTGCGTCTGCGCGCTGCGCACCGCCTGCACCAGCGTGATGGCCTTCTTCGCGCCGGACTTGATCTCCACCGCCAGCTTGAGCTGCTTGTGCACGGCGCGATAACAGCCCGCGTGTGCCGCGATCTGCTCGCCCAGATCGCACACCTGCTCAAACTCCCCGTTGATGTCCGGCACCAGCGACCGCACCAGGTGTTCGATCAGCTCGCGCGGCTTCTGCGGCTTGATCTCGTAACGCAGGCCCGTGCGGCTGAACCGCTGGCTGTCCGCGCCCAGATTCGCCTCCAGTTCAAACGTGCCCACCAGCGCCACCGGGCTTTGCGTCACATCATGGAAATCGAACAGCCATTGCATCGCCGGTTTCGTCAGCTTGTGCGCGTCGTCCACGATCAGCAGCCGATCCGAGCCGGTGAGTTTGTTGCACATAAACTCCGCGCGCTTCGTCTGCTTGTTCCAGCCCGCCGCGCCAATGGCGTTGAAGAGTGCGCCCTCAATGCTGCCTAGATCGCGCGACCAGCTTCGGACATGGAACACAATGCACGTCGGGTTCGCCTTCTTGTAGATCTCGATCCCGCGCGATTTCCCCTCGCCGCTGTGCGCCAGAATCTCGCCCACGTCATTCGTCTTGCGGATGAACTCCAGCGCCGTCTTGAGCTGATCGCTCTCCGTGGTGGTGATCGTGTCCACGCCGCTGGCCTTGCGGCGCGCGTCGTTGCGGAAGGAATCTTCCAGTGCCTTTTCAAACGCCACCAGGTCGCCCGGGAATTCCTTCCCGTTGCAATACTGGCTGACGTAGCTCGAATTGCAGCCGAGCTTGGACGCCATCTTGTTGTTGCTGAACTCCGCCTTCGCCGGTCCGGCCCGCAGATCGAGCAGTTTCTGGCGCAGCGCCTCATTGAATTTTACTGGTGTCGCGTTTTCCATTTTGTTCTCCGTTTTTTTGTTGGTTGTCTAGGCAAGCTCCAGTTGAGCCTGCAAAATCATTTTGCCGTTCCGCCGTAAAAATTCCTCCGCCAGCGCCCGGCTCGTCAGCGCATACACATTCAGCCAGGCGGAATTGCGGCCCTCGCGCGTGGACTTCATCCGGTGCGCGTAGAACACGCCGCCCTGCACTACGCCGATGGGCTTGACCAGGTTCGCGTTCTTCAGCAGTTCAATGCAGGTGCCGGCAATGCCCGTGCCCGTGCCGCGCTCGGCATCCGGCACAATGTCCGTGGTCCAGTTGCCGGCCTGCGTCAGCGCGTGCTTCACCAGGGCGACTGCAAACGCCTGCACTTCGGGATTCTTCCACACGATCTCCGCGTGGATGGCCTGTTGGAATTTTTGGTCGGGATTCATAGTTCAAGCGCCTCGCGCGCGATGCGTTCATCCTCGCCGCGCTGACGTTCCTGTTTCTTGACTTCCTTTTTCTGCGCTCTCACCGACGCCAGCCCATTGGCGATTGACGATTGACCATCGGTGATTGGCGATTGCGCGCCGTCCAGCAATTCACAAGTGACGGTGAAGTCTTGGAGGTCGGCATTATGGGCGCGCATCGTTTCCAGTTGCGCCCGCTCCGGCGCGGCCAGTTCATTGGCCGTGGCCGTGGCCACCGTGCGGGCCGCGTGCGTGTAACGCATCGCCTGCGCCAGCGCCTCCTGATCCAGATATTCCGTCCGCCCGCGCTGATACCAGGTGCCGAGAATCCGGCCATCGCCGCTGGTCACGAAAAGAAACTGCGGATCGTCCGGGTGGAAATAGCCGAGGGCCTTCCGGCCGGGCACCAGGGGAAGATTCGGCGGACACGCAAACGTCAGTTTGCGGCCTTCAATCGTGATTTCGATTTCCCCGGCATCGGTCACGGTCACCGTGCGGACGGTGTGTTCGAGAAAAGTTTTGATGATGTCCGGCGCGCAACGATCCCATTTTTCAACGAGCTTGATCAGGCGCATCGCCCGTTCCACCGGCATTTCCTTGCGCTTCCGGTATTCGGTGTTGGGCGTTGAATGTTGAATGTTGAATGTTTCGGATTCCGCCACCGGCCGCCACTTTCCGTCCACGAAAACTTCGAGCACATCGTCAAAATCCTCCAGTTTGTGTTCGGTGCGGAAATTCTGATCCACGCAAAATTGCTTGAACAGGTCGCGGGCGCTGGCCGGCGTCGGCAGCGGATACTTCACCTGCTCGCGCAGATGTTGAGGCAGAGCCTGGGCGTCCGCATAAATCTGTTCGGCCTCCTTGCAGCGCGCATTCAAGTCCGCCGGGCGAATGTCCCACCGATTGCCCGTCTGCCCGCCGATGTAACTGCCCTGCGTGTGAAACAGGCGGTTGTGAGATTCGTGGCTGGCCTTGCCGCGCGAGTTGCCCTTTTTCTTTTCCTTATAACCGACCGGCGATTTGTCGCCGATCATTGACGTGTAATGGACCTTGATCCGGTTGTCGAACAACTCGCCGAGCGCCAGCTTCACGGCCTCGGCGAGTGTCGCGGTGCCTCTCTCGACAACCCAATGCACGACGTAGCCAACGGGCAGTGGGTAAGTTTGCAAAAGATAACCGGCCAGTTCCTTCATCTGCTGCGCGCCCAGGTGCGTGGCCTTGCCATCCTCGCGCACCGTGGCCGGCAGCATCACAAAGCCGAGCACCATCGCCGTCGCTTCGTCGCGTGCGACCAGAACCCACATTTCTTCCGCCTGTCCGGTGACTGGATTGAAGATCAGCCAGTCCGTCCGCACGTCGTCAAAAGTGATCTTCTCCAGAAAGCGAAGGTTGCGGCGCGTGCCAAGAATTTGCGGCAGGTGTTGCATCGCCGCTGAAGTGGAATCGTGCAACAAGGCGCGCACGCCAGTCGTGAACCGGGCGCGTTTTTTGATTTGCGTCAGGATGTTCGAGTAACTCCAGCCGCTTGGAAAATTCTCGCGGTCACGCGCCTCCCAATTTTTCTCATAGCCCGGCACAGCTTGTGCCTCGCCGTTTTCGTTGCGGCCCGTCTGCCATTGACGCTTGATGGCGAACAATGCCTGGCGTTTGCCATCCGCGCGCTTGAACTGGCCGAACTTGCTTTCGACAAACTTCAAAAATTCCTCCGGCAACCCGGTGGCCGTCTGCAAAGACTTCCAGGGCTGGGGTGCTTTGGCCCGGTTCACCAGCACCGTCCAGTCGCGCTTCGCCATCCATTCATCGAATTTGGCGCGGAATGTTTTCAGGTTCCAATTCCACTTCGCATAGATGCGCAGCGCCTCGCCGCACGCGGCCTGCACGGAAAGTTTTTTCATCACGAGCGCCTTGCAAAACTCACAGGCCCGCACCAATGCCTTGACCTCGTTTTGAATCTTCGCCGGCAATGTGATCAGCAACGATTCTTCGCCGACAAAACTGGCCTGCGGTTCGCGCGTCGCCAGATAGTCCGGCACATTGGCCACCGGCTGAAACGCGCCGGACATCATCTGCGAGATTCCAAACGTGGCCGGCTGCATTGTCCCATGTGGAACAAATATGGCGGGCGTGCCGGCGTTGGTGTTGGTGAGATCGGAGATCATGGTTTGATAAACGATTGGAGACCTTTGGCGCGGGCTAGATGTGCCTCGACCATTTTTCTACCTTCCTCAATCAGCGCGTTTGAATCGCGTCGTTGTGGAAGCGGAGATTTCGCTGACAAGACCAGTAATTTATTGCCGACGATTTTCGTGACCCGCTTGGTCATCGCCACATGATGTTTGATGAGCGCAAAAACCTCGGCGTCAGAAAGTGCGACCGTGTAAGGTCGTTCCGCTGGTTCAAGGCTGGAAATTTTTCGGCTCACTTCGAGCCTCCTTGCAATGTGGTGACGACCAGTTCCTTTAACGAAGCGCGGCACAGTCCGCCCTTGTCGCGTTCGTTATGAGGCCACTGGCCGGTTTTGAAGGCGATGCGAGTAATCGGTTCGAGCGTATTTTGTGACGGCATGATCGCCTCAACAATGCGCTCGGCGATAATCTCAATCTGATTTTCCGGCGTGCTCAATTGCCACCTCCCTTTCTGCTTTCAAGCAGGCGCGTGATGAAGCCGCTGACGGTCTGGTTCGCGGCTTGAAGTTTGGCGAGCAACTTGGAATCCATCATGCCGAGGTTTTTCGCGTCGGCGTGCTTCAGCAGCCAGTCGGTGGTATCCTTGGTCTCCTGTTCCAGGTTGTTCAGGCGTTCCTCTTCCTCGTGTTGCGCGGCCAGTTCGCGCATCTCTTTGGTCAGGCCGCTGGAGCCTTTGGAACGCCCGACCTTCGGCTTCGGCTGATCATCGTCATCATTCGACTGCTTGAACTCCATGAAGAGCGCGCGCTGCGTCTTGCCGTCCACCAGTTCAAAGATTTTTTCGCGCAGCGGCTTCAGATCGTCGGGAACTTTCTTGTCGGCGAGCAGCAGGAATTGACCAGGCTTCAAATTCGCATCGTGTGCGAATTTGGCGGCGCTCCCAAGATACTTCTCAATGGACGCGACGCCGCAACTTTCCAGCACGCCCTTAGTCAGTTCCATGTAGCCGCGCAGCGCACGCGAGGCGAGAACCTTGCCCGTTGATTCCTCCACGGTCGCGAGCTTGGGGCAGTGCTGTAAAAGCCATTTACCAAACTCGCCGTGTTTCAGTTGCGTTTCCTTCACTTCCCAGGCGAACAAACCGAGCGCCACAATCCGGCGCATACCGTTCTGCGCCTCGGCGAATAATTTGTTCAACTGCTTGGCTGTGGCGGCGTCATTGCCGGTCTTCAAAGTGGCATTTAATGCCACTTTGACGGGGGGTAAAACTTCGAGTTTGGCGGCTTTTTTTGGGGATGTGCTTTTCATTTCAGCTTGGTAGTAGGGCGAGGCTTTGAGTTCGGATTCCGACCAGATGCTTCCTGGCCGGACGTTGAGAACAGTGAGTGCCGCATCACGGTTGATGAACGCCTTGGCATCGGCCAAGTTTTTACACCAGCCATGATTATTTGAGAGATACGACCAGTTGCCGATGCCACCGCGACAGACGTAAAATGATTCACTCATAAATGGATGCAACGTCACTTTGCTTGGATGATGGTTACGGGGACGAAAGTTTCCGGGTTGACGGCGTCGGGCAGTAGTTGCTCCAGTTGCGCCTGCAGCACCTCGCCGTTTTCCGCCACGATGAAGATGCGGTCCTCGCCATTCTCGACGTGCGCACCCACGCCCGTGAAGCCGCCGACCGGCTTCGGCCGCGTGATGAGTTCGGATTTAAGCTGGCTGCTCATGCGGCGGCGGCTCCTTTCGGATGGCGGGGATGGGTTTTGGCGTAATTTCTCAACGCTTCTTTTTTTGAAGCGTCGTGTTCGCGTTTGGTCATCCCGCATTTCCAGCACGCTCCCCAGGAGAATGTGTGCCGGCCGCCGCCCGGACATTTTGCGTGATCGTTTTTCATAGTGGAGTGCAGCGTCACGCTGCCAGCCGTCCTTTCAGAAAATTTTCAAAGCTCAGGCGGCTGATCGTGGGCGTGCCGCCCGGCCCGCATTGCGCCTTCGTGAGTGCCACCAGCGTCCCGTCATTGATCAGGTTCTCCACATGACCACGGTCACAGATCAGCACGCGCGCGATCTCCTTGCCGGTCACGAACGGCTTCTGGTGCGGCACTACCAGCCGGAAAATTTGCGGCCATTGCAGATCGCAACGTTTCCGGCCGTTGGTCGCGCGAAAGAGATCCACGGATTTGCGCAGCAACCGCAGTTCCTGATGCGTCTCGCGGTCGCGCGCGATGTTGAAGCCGGTGATCGCCTGGCTTTCCCAAAGCTGCCGCACATGCTCGCGGCGCAGTTCCATGAACTCGCCGCACTCGCTCATCACCCCGTCCACCGTCAGCACCGGATGATCCTTGGGCAGCTTGATGCCAAGCTGGCCCTGGATCGTCGGCGGCAATGGCAGCGTGGCGACGCTCATATTGGGATCACCATTTGAACAGGAGTTAACGGAGGACACGGAGTAAACATGAGCCACTTCCGTTTCCCACCGGGCCGGGAGAATTCGTTGCCGCTGACTTTCTCGAACGGCATTTTTGTTTTCGTGAAATCGTTCCACGTCGTCAGAAACTTTGTGCCGACCGGCAGCAGCCAGAAGCTTTGAGGTTGCGCGCTCATGCCGTCTCCTTCTGTTCGTAGCCGCGAGCCTTTAGGTCGCGTCCCTCGTAGCCGCGATCTTTCAAGTCGCGCCCGTCCGCAGCCTGAAGGTCTGCGGCTACATTTTTCACGATCAATGGACTCTTGAAATTGGTGCCGCCGTAACCGGCCTCCGCGTTGAGCGCGGCATAACGGTCATTCACGCACTGGTAAAGCCCGGCGAGTTCCTCGTCGGAAAGCCCCTTCGTGTTGGGGATGACGTGCTGGCGGATCCGCTTGAGCTGGTGCGCATCGGCGGTGGCGATGTGTTCACGGATGGGATCGGTGATGGCGTTCATATTTTTCCTCCGAGGCGTTCGACTTCGGCTTTCAAAAAGCGGTGCCGGGGCCAGTTCACGAGCGGGACACGGCGCAATGGGGTGAAACCCGTATCAGCATAAGACCCCACTTGCGTGGCGGCCTTTGGTTCCGAAAACTGCAAAGTGGGAGTGGTGTTCACGATTTTTTGGGACGGACGAAAAACGCGCGTCATGTGGCCTCCGTCAAAATGCCATGGCGTGCCAATTTTTCCCGAATCGCGTTTCTGACAAATTTCGATTTGTCCGAGTCTTCTTTCGCTGCGCCGTGCGCCAGATTTGATTCGAGAGCCTCTGGAATCCAGACAGTCAAGAGGCGGGAAGATGATTTTTTAACAGCACCGCGTTTCATTGGTCTTGTTATAGACCGAGTATAGACACCTTGCAAGAATTTTGTTTGATTATTTTTGGCTGGTTGGTGTATAGATTTTGCGGATGCCGAACCAACGAGCCCGAGGCCAAAAACTTTTAACGCTGCCCGCCAGTGAAGATTTCATCCGTGCAATTGATGAAAACTTTGAGGCGCTGGGATACGACAATCGTTCGCAATTCATTCGAGATGCGATTGCCGAAAAGCTTGGCATTTCAAAAAAATTAACGCGCGCACCTGTTCGCATTCGTCCACGTCCGGCAAAATTCTCACTAAACGACAAGCCTAATTCAGAAATCGCCTACGCGAAAAGCCGGGCGCGGCTCGCTGATTCAAAGCCGGTTTCTTATCTGAAGCGGCCTTCAAAAAAATCCGCAGTTCCAAAGCCTCCTGCTCCATCCGAAAATGAAACTGTTTGATCTCTTCCAGCGACATTCCGGCAATTGCTTTTCGCAGTTCAGGGTTCAAAAATTTACGAGCGTTCATGATGGTTGTGCCTTTTTTGAGAACGTCGGACGTGAGGAATTGCGAATGAAATTACCTGCGACCCAAAATCAATCAAGCTTGAAATTATGAAACCCGTCATTTTTTTCGCCATTGCCGCCTGCCTGGTCGCCGGCTGTTCAAAACCGCCAGTCAGCGCTGCGCCGGAATATACCAATTCGTTCGCAGGTGAAATCAACCAGCGCGTTTTGACAGTTCAATATGGTTATGCCGCTGGCTATGCCAGAGCGTTGGTGGAGGAGGAGCAGGAAAAAATGGGCAATTCTATTACTAATGGGCTTTATGCTTCAAGCGGCCCCGAGACCAAGGCCGATGTTGTCAGCAACACCATCGCCAACTTTTGGTATCTTCAAACCAACAGTGCGGCAAGAGCCAGAGTGAACGGAGATCTATAATATGATCAAGCAAGGCCAAGCGTGCCCCAAATGCTCATCCGAAAAAATCACATCGGTTGGCGATCTGCTGAGGTGCCAGGAATGTGAGCATTATTTTCATCCCGCCCAGCAACCGGCCTCAACGCCGAATCTGATTTACCCCGTGATCAGCCCAGAGGTTCCAGCCGCCGACCGCCTTCATCGCCGCGCTGAAAACTTTAGTTTTCTGGCCGCCTGCTTGGTTTTTGTGGGCATAATGGCATTGTTCTTGATTGAACCCATCGGCTGGTTGCCCTGCATTATCATTGTCGGCAGCTTATTGACCACGGCCTTCTGGATCTATGTGGCGGCCCAGATCATCCACATCCGGGCCAATACGGAAAAATAATCTCGCCGCGCCGCGCCGATTGTGATTTGATTCGCGGCCACGAGCGCGCGACCGGCCGATGATCGGCACCAGTTGCCGCTCGTTTTTTCTTTCCGCAGTATTTTCCAGAAATCTTACGAGACCGCGACCGTCGCGTTTTAGCCATTTCCCACTTCGTGCATTGTCGTGCCTGTGAACGGCGCGACATCTTCCACATTAAAAACTCTCCGGCCCTTCGGACAAAACTCCGGTGAGCGGTCGCGCGCTTGCTTCGCGTCTGTCGGGCCGGTCTTTTCCTTTGGCGTTGCGTCCGGGTCAATGGCCCGTGCGGCACGCGCCCGCCGTCAAGCTGCCCGGTGTTCCCATATCGCCGGGCGGAAGGTGCGCTCCCAAATACCGGCGCGCCTCGGCGGAGACTTTGCAGTCGGCCACCATCAACCATTAACCATCGTTTAATCACACCATGAAAAAAATACTCCTGAGTTCGTTTCTAACCATTGGCCTGCTGGCGCTGCCAGCTTGCACCACCCAGAAGAAAACCACCTATCAGCACGCGGCCACGGGTGCGGCCATCGTCGAGACCGGCAGCGGCGTGGTGCTGTATCCGTCCGATTATGTCAGCGTCACGAACGGGGCCGGCCAGGTGTTGACGTTCGCCAAGTATTCGGCCATCGCCGCCACGAACAAACCGCCGTTCTCGCTCGCCGGCTTTTTCACCGGCTACGATAATTCGCTGACGGCCTTCCGCGACGTGGCCACGGAATCCCACACCGGCAATGGCAAGGCGCTGCTGGCCGACAGCAAATATACGCAGCTCACGAGCGACTTCACCAGCGGCGCACGCTTCAGCGGCAGTTCCTCGCTCTCGGTCGGTTCGATTGAGCTGACCATCAACACCAACGCGATCACCGCCACGGGCAATGCCGGCAACCAGCTCATCCAAGGGATCGGCGGCGCGGTCGGCCAGTTCGTGAACAAAGGCGTCACCGGCAAGCCTTGAAATTTTTAACCACTAAGACACCAAGCATGAATCAAAAACCAACCATCGGCCGGATCGTTCTGGCAACCATTAAAGATGCGCGCGGAACCTTGATCACGCGACCGGCCATCATTGTGCGCACCTGGCCGGGTCCGACAGCCGGGGAAGTTTCACCGGCGGTGCAGGCGCAAGTGTTTACCGATGGCAACGGCAACCCTGATTGCAATGATGGTCTGCCGGCCGTGGTCTGGAAAACTTCGTTGCGCTTTGACGAGAATGGCGAGTCGGAAGATACCTGGCGCTGGCGGGTCCTTGAATTCCCGCTGGCTAGTGTATTGAGATCGTCGCCGGGAGTGGACTGGGTGGATCTCAGCAAGAGCGCGTTGGACCTGTGCTATGCCATCGAAAAATTACCCGCCTCCGTGGAAACGACCGATCTGAGCATCCAGGCATCGGCGCTCGCCACCAAAATTGCCAAGCACTCTTTTCCTCAGTCGTGAACAACGATTCTAACACATACCAAAACGCAAAGGCTGCCGGGCAACCGGCGGCGACGGCCATAGTGGGGTTTGCCGGTCATCCATATCAGGCGCGGATCAAAGTCCTGAAAAAAACCGGCTGCAATTTTTTAACAGTGGCTCAATGCAAATTGTGAAAGGCGACACCATCCAATATCGCGGCGGCTACAAGTATTCGTTGTGGAACGACTACCGCGTGCTGACCAGCCTGCGCGGCTGGGAGGTTCAGCACCGCTTGTTCACCTTGGCCAAGGATGGCTGGCTCACCGTGTTCGCCGATTATCCCTGGGACGGTCCGAGCGGCCCGACGATTGATACCAAGACGTTCATGCGCGGCAGCCTCGTGCATGACGTGCTTTATGAAATGCTCCGGCTCGGATTGCTCCCGCACGATCCGTGCTTCCACCTGGCCAATCTGGAGCTGCACATCATCTGCCTGGAGGACGGCATGTGGGAATGGCGCGCGCAATATGTGTTCTACGCCGTGGAAGATTTCGGCAACGCCTCCGCCGCGCTGCGCCCGGAAAAAATCATCACCGCTCCGAAGATTAAACAGCTCATCCGCGAGACATGATTGATACGAATTCCATTTTGCAGTTCGGCGACACGGTCGGTGCCGTGAAGTCGCAGGTCTCGGCCAACTGGCCGGCCATTTGTGCGGCCTCGGTGATCGTGGCGCGCGAGCTGCGTAATTTCAACCTGTGGGTCGCGAGCGTGGCGGAATTCATCATCCGCCACGGCGGCATGGCGATGATCGCCCGCAAATTGATCTGGAATCCCGCGCCCGAAAACACCCCGAAATAATTATGATGCTTGCTGAAATGTCCGGTCTCGAAATTGGCAGTGTGATCTGCGCCATGATTTTTGGCGCGGCCACGCTGATCCTCGCGCTCGTGTCCATCTTCAAAAAAACCGAAGTGAAGGTCGAGCAGCCCGTCAGCATCACCATCACCGAGGAGCTGCACAAGGTGTTTGCCAACCGCGAGGCGTTTGAAAAGCACATCGGCGAAAACCGCGAGGACCACGATAAAATCTTTTCCAAGATCGGCGGCGTGGAGCGCGGCGCCAACTCCTCCATTGAGGCCAAGGTGGAGACGGTGCGGAAAGATTTGATCTACGTCGGCAACCAGGTCGCCGCCCTGAAAGCGCAGACCGACCTGCAAAACCAGCAGCTCGCCCGGATGGACTCCAAACTGGACCGCCTGGCCGAAAGGAAAAATGAAAGCTGAAACCAACGAACTCTTTCACCTGGCTGTGCTTCGCGTGCTGGAAACCAACCGCACCCGGTTCGGCCTCGGCATCGTGGCCATCAGCCATCACCTCGCGCTGTTCGGATTCACCGCCGGCAACTGTGGCGGCGCGGAAAAGTTTTTCGAGCGCATTGCCGACACGCTCGAATACCTGGTCAACAAACAGTGCGCGGAAGAAGTGGCCAAGGCCATGGACAAAGCCAACCGCGCGTGGCGCATCACCAGCGATGGCATCGCGTATGTGGACGAAAGAGGTTGAATGATTGAAGCCGAACTCCATCCCGAAATGTTTCTGGTGTTGCCGCTCATCGGCATCACCAAGGGTGAGTGCCATGATCCGCAGTGTGATCGTGATCACTGGCGCGTGTCGGTCGGCTGGCTCGTTGGTTCACTGCATTTTATTTTTTAATGAATGAGCAACTCAAAAAAATCCCGGTCGGATGCGACGCTGAAGGTTCTGCCGCCCGCCCGGCAATCGGACATCGCGGAATATGCGCGCACGCATTCGCTGGCCGAAACGGTCAAGTGGCTCGCGGCGGATGGCGTCAAAACCTCCAACGCGTCGCTCTCGGATTTCTTGTCCTGGTATGCGCTCTCCGCGCAGTTCCGAGCGGACGAGGTGACCACGCAGACCTTGCTGGATCAGTTGAAGGCCGAAGTGCCGGGCCTGACGGATGCGCAACTGGACGAGCTGGGACAGCGCACCTTCAGCCTGCTCGCGATCCGCAACCAGGATGCCGACACCTTTGTGAACGTGCGCTCGGCGATGACGCGCGCGCAACTGGAAAAAGCCAAGCTGACGTTACGGGAGAAAAAACTTTCGCAGGACGAGCGGAAGATCGTGCTAATGGAAAAGAAGGCGGCGCAGGCGGATGCCGCCAAGGGGATTTTGGAGAACAAGGAATTGTCACAAGCGCAACGCGAAGCCCGGATGCGGGAAGTGTTTGGCATCTCAAAATAATGGCCACCACCAAAAAAGACGCGCTGGAGAAACTTCGCGCCAAGGTCGAGCAGGCCCGCAAGGTTGCTGGTGTGCCTTTGCGCGATATGCCGCTGGAGGAATTGGCGAAGCGCACGCAAGGCCACCCGCTCGGCGAGAATATCAACGGCTGGAAAAATCCCTATCCCACCGACGATCCGCGCAGTCTGCTGCTCGAATATCAATTCGCCTGGCGCGAGGACATGAGCCGGTTCAAGGCCGGTTTAATGAGCCGTCAAAGCGGCAAGGATTTTTCCAGCGAGAGTGAAGCGGCGGAGGATTGCCACGCCCGCCCGAAAACCGAATGGATGATCGCCGCTCCGTCCGAACGCCAGGCATTGGATTCTTTGGAGCAGGGCAAGACGTGGGCCGAAGCGTTCGACCTGAAGATCCATGACTACGAGGAAAAACGGGAAGGCGACAGCGAGACGCTGCTCAAGAGCGCCGAGATCATTTACTCCAACGGCAGCCGGATGCGCGCCGTTCCGGGCAAGCCTTCCACGGTTCGCGGCCGCAGTGCGAACATCCTGCTGACCGAAGTTGATTTCTTTGAACAGCCGTCCGAAACGTGGCGCGCCATCCTGCCGAGCATCACCAATCCATTGCGCGGCGGACAGAAGAAGATCCGCCTGGTCACGACGCCGAACGGCATTGGCAGCTTCATGAACGGCATCTGGACCAAGGTGGACACCGACAAGATGCGTTGGAGCCGGCACACCGTCACAATCTATCACGCGGTGCTGATGGGATTGCCGGTGGACATCGAGGAGTTGCGCCAGGCATTTGATGACCCGGACGGTTTCGCGCAGGAATTTCTCTGCCAGTTCCTCGACGTGGCGACGGTGCTCCTGCCTTACGAGTTGATCGCGGGTTGTGAATCCATCGAAGCCTCGGAAGTCATCGAGCCAGAATACTGGCGCACCTCCAGCCCGTTCCCGGTGGATTTGGGAATTGATTTCGGACGGCGGCGGGATCTCACGGTCTCGTGGGCGTCGGAAAAGATTTCCGATCTGCAAGTCACCAAGGAAGTGCTGTGCCTGGAAAAAATGTCCACGCCGGATCAAGTGGATGTTCTGCGGCCGCGCATCATCAAGGCCCGGCGCGTCTGCCTGGATTATACCGGTCCCGGCACCGGCATGGGCGATTACCTGGTCAAAGAGTTCGGCGAGTGGAATCCCGCGCAGCATAAGTATGGGAAGATCGAACTCTGCACGATGACCAATTCGTTCAAGCTGCTCCTGTTCCCGAAACTGCGTATGGCGATGGAGCGGCGGAACCATCGCATCCCGATCAGCCGGGTCATCCGGGAAGACCTTCATAGCATCAACCGGATTATCACCGCCACCGGGGCGATTGCTTACCGCGCGCCGCACACCGCCGATGGTCACGCGGATCGTGGCACCGCCCTCGCCTTGGTCACCCGCGCCGGGGAAGGTTCAACCTGCGGCATCGGAGCCATCGTCGGATGAAACCCATGAATCCAATAATCCATTCATCCGCCCCGCTGGCAGCCCCAAGGCGCGTTTTGGCGTCTGTCCGTAGCCAGCGGGCGGCTGAAAGCGGCGCGCGGGCGGCTGAGGCCGTTAATGCCCCGTTAAATTTTGGGGGTGACGAGTGAATTTCAGCCTCAAGATCGGCGGCAAGGAGTTTTCCTTCGGATCGAAGTCACTTTCGCCATCCACCCAGGCATTCCTCCAGGGCACGGATATTGACGACTCCGGGCGCGGCGCGGTGATGGTCACGCCCTACGCGCAGTCGGCGTGGGTGTATTGTGCTGTCAGCATCCTGGCACAGTCCGTGGCGCAGATTCCCTTCCGCATTTCACGCGTCAAAGGCGGCGCGGCCAAGAAAGTTCGCGCCTTGCGCGGTTCCACCGATCCGCGTCATTTGGCGTTCACCCGCAAGGCGCTGAATGAAGACATCATCACGAGCGGCGATGTAGTCAATTTGTTCAAGCAGCCGCATCCGACCATGGATGCCCAGATGTTCATGGAGATGCTCGTCACCTGGCTTTCGCTGCGCGGTGAATTTTTCGTGCTGCCGCTGGATGCCGCCGATCAGCCGGTGGATATGTCCGAACGCAGTCCGCGCGTGAAACGGTTGCTCACGCTGCCTCCGGAAATGTTCTGGCACATTGTCTCGGGCTACGACCTCACTGGCTGGCGTTACACCGGCTCGCCGCTCATGTCGCCGCTGCCGTCAGAATTTTTGCTGCCCACGGAAGTCATCCAAAGCAAGCTGCCCAATCCCTACTTATATTGGCGCGGCCTGTCGGCGCTCACCGTGGCCATGGCCCCGGCCCAGACCGATTACGCTGGCGAGCAGTTCCAAAAAGGTCTCTGGTTGAACAATGCCGACACCGGCGTGATCGTCACCACGGAGCAACAGGCCACGCCCGAACAGCAGGCCGCAATCCTATCCGCCTTGCGCGAACGCAAACGCAAAGCCGGCACGCCCGACCGCCCGTTGTTTCTATTCGGCGGCGCGAAGGTTGAGAAGCCGACGCTCTCCATGATGGACATGCAATACCTGGAGACGCGGAAATTTCTGCGGCAGGAAATCTTCGCCATCCTCAAGGTGCCGGAAACCCTCGCCGGCTTCACGCAGGATTTGAATGACGGCGGCGCGGGCGGCTCGCTCGACGCGCAGAAGGCCAGCTTCATCGAATCCACCATCGGCGCGCTTTGCAAGCGGATCGAGTGCGCGCTCGCGCCCATCGTCGCCACGTTCGGCGATGACCTGTGCGGCTGGTTCGACATTGATTCGCTGCCCATCATGCAGGCTGCGCGCCGCGCGCGCTGGGACACCGGCGGCAAAATGTTCGCGATGGGCGTGCCGCTCAGCGACATCAACACTAACCTCGATCTCGGCCTGCCCGAACAGCCCTGGTATGCCAACGGTTATCTGCCGTTCGGTTTGCAGATCGCCGGTGAACCGGCGGAACCGCTGCCGAGTGAAGATCCCGCGAATCCGTCGCCGGAAACTGACGCGGCCAAGTCCAATCCCTTTGCGCGGATGCAGAAGCTGCTCGGCTCAATCCAGCAATCCAATAATCCACCCAGCCAAAAAACGAACGCCGCCGCGCTCTGGCGGAAGCGGATGAACTTCCGCAACGCCCATGTGAAGCTGTTCACCGGCAAGATCGGCAAGGTGCTGATGAAGTTCCGCGCCAAGGCGCTGGCCAAGCTGGACGAAGTCCATTTGCAGAAGGCCGCAGGCCAATTGCCCGCCACGGCTCGTGGCTTGGTTGACATCATCTTCAGCCACCTCGAATTCGGCGCGGCGCTCAACACCGAACTGCAAGCGCCCATCACCGGCACCTTACAGGCGGCCGGCCAGAACATGCTCGATGAAATCGGTCACGATGACCCGTGGAAATACCCATCCAAGAAAGTTTTGGAGTATTTGAAAAGCCGCGAGCAGAAGATCGCGGGCGCGGGCGAGGCCGTGCGCAACCAGATCAACACCACGCTGGAGGAAGGCGTCAACAACGGCGAGACGCACGACGAGTTATCTGCCCGCGTCAAGGCCGTGTTCACCGATCTGGCGGACAGCGAGGCCCGGCGCATCGCCCGCACGGAAGTCAACTCCGCCGCCAGCAAAGCCGGCCTGGACGCGATGACCGACGTGGGCATCGAATACAAATCCTGGCTGGGCAGCCACGGCCCGCACGCCCGCGAAGGCCATCAGTCGGTCGAGGACGCCACGGCGGACGAACCAATCCCGGTCACGGAACCCTTCGACGTGCCGGATGAGGAAGGTAACGTGGATCAGATGATGCAGCCCTTGGACGGTTCGCTCGGCGCTGGTCCCGGCAACATCATCAACTGCCAGTGCGACGTGCTCGCTGCGCAAAAAGTTTCCGAGGATGCGCAGTTCACCACCTACAAAATCTTCGGTCTCGGTGAAATGACCTTCAAAAAATTATGAAAAAAACGCTTCTCGAATTGCAGGCGGAGTTTGGTGCGCGCGTCTGCACGCTGAACACTGGAGCGCAAGGCTTGCGCGGTGGAATGAAATGCCTGGTGCGGGCCATCGAAGGCGATGCCCCGGTCATGGAATTCATCGGCAGCGACGGTTCCGTGGACCGCTATAACGAGGTCATTGATCAGAAAGGCTGGGAGCTGGAGAACTTCCGCGCCAACCCGGTCATTCCCGACTGCCACGATTATTCCAGCATCGCCAAAATCCTTGGCCGCGCGCAGAGCGTGGAAGTCAAAGACGGCCAGCTCGTGAACCGCGTTGAATTCTGCGTGGACAATCCGATGGGCCTGCTCGCCTACAAGATGGCCAGGGGCGGCTTCATCAAATCGCAGAGCGTCGGCTTCATCCCCATTGAATGGTCGCGCGGCGTGAACGCGGACCAGCCCGACCGCACTTATACCAAGTGCGAACTTTTAGAAATCAGCATGGTCGTGGTCCCGGCGAATCCCGGTGCGACCGTTGGCAACCAGATCAAGAGCGTCTTGACCAAATCGGAACTCAAGGATTTCACCGAGTTCCTGAAACAACTTTCCAGTGAAGAAAAGCAAAACCCCGATGACCAGGCTGGCGCGTCCGTCGCGGGGATTTATGACGCGCACTTGCTGCGGATCGCACGGGGACTGCGCGATGTCCTCAAGAAATAAACATCAACAAAAACCAAATCGAAAAACCATTATGAAAAACTTCCGTAAATATAAACATCTGACCGCGCTGCTCGCGGTCGTGGCGCTGGCCTTTGCCATCGTCATGCTCGGCGCGCCGGTCGCGACCGGGTTTCTCCTCGTCGGTCTCTGGCAGCTCTTGCAGATTGCCATGAGCAAACGCACCCGCTGCGTTTACCTGGCCATCGGCTCGCCCGAGCAGATCAAGGAGCTGGAAAAAATCCTCGAAGAGTTCAAAGACCTGGCCTCGCACATTCCCGGCATCAAATCTTTAAACGAAGCCGAGGGCGGTTTTGCCGCGCTGCGCAGCCTGCCGGCATTGTTCAAGAAAGAACAGGACCGCGCCGACGAGTTGCACGCCCAGGTGAAGAAGCTGTCGAAACAGCTTTTTGAAAATACACCGACTGGTGTGCGCTGGTTGAAGCACGAAGGCGAGAAAGGCCCAGGCACGCCGTATGTCACCGAAGAGTGTGCGAAGTATATCGGTGCGATGGCCGTCATTCGTTCGGCGAACGCGAACAAGCTCAAAGGTGCCAATGCGGAAGATATGATCCAGCGCGCCGCTGGCTTCCTGAACATGGAGTCGAAGACTGCAATTGCCGCGACGGATATTCCGTTGCCGGTGCAATACGCCGCGCAGATCGCCGAGCTGGTGTATGTCTATGGTCAAGCGCGGAAACTCTGCACGGTCTATCCGTTGAGTGCATCGTCGGTGAAACTCCCTCGTTTGAAAACGGGTGAGCCGGCGTTCGCGTTCTTCGCCGTCAGCGCCGCCATCACGGAAAAAGTTCCGCAGACTGAATGGGTCACGTTCACACCCGGCAAATGCGGCGGCATCGTTCGCATCCCGTCCGAGATCGAAGCGGACAGCATCGTTGCGGTCGGTCAGTTCGTCGCGCGCTACATCGCCCGCGAAATGTCGAAGCTCGAAGATAACTGCCTCTTCATCGGCGACGGCACTGGCACCTACAACAGCATCGCCGGCATCGGCCTGCAATCCACGAACGATTCCGTCACGCTCCAATTGACCGCGACGAATTCGTCCTCGGACAAGATCACCCTGGCGAACTGCCGCACGCTTCGCACGAAGGTCACGGGCGCGGTTTTGAACACGGGAAAATACTACGCCCATCCCACGATGGACGCGTTGTTCGTATCCTTCAATACGTCCGCCACGGTGGTGCCTTACCAGCGGCTGCCGGATGGTTCGGCCACGCTCGACGGCTTCCCCATCGTGTGGGTCAACACCATGCCGGTCTATTCCACGAGCGCCACACTCAACGCCTACCAGATTTATTTTGGTGACATGAGCTGGTGGTATTTCGGCGAGCGCATGACGATGGCCGTCGAGACCAGCCGTGACGTTTATTTCGCCACGGATGAAATCGGCATCCGCGCCCTCGAACGCATTGACATCCATCAGATGGGTCAATTGTCCACCGCCGCGCTGCAATTGAGCGCGAGCTGATTCACTCACGTTGCCGGCGGTCGATGGCGGCTGCCGGCAACTCAACCGCAACCAGAAACTTTTTTAATTATGGCTAAAGCAAAAAAAGAAACCGGGCCGGGCTTCGATAAGGACGGTATTCCCTGTCCGAACCCGGCACCGAAGATCGGCGACAACGTAAATTACATCTGGCCGCCTGGCGCTGAACCGTTGTCGTTCGGCGGCACGATCCGCGCCGGCACCGTCACCGCCGCCTACGAAGGCTTTGATGGCCGGCTGGTGGATTTGTCCGTGGACACACCCAAAGGCGCCGTGGCCGTGAAGAGCGCGCCCTGGCGTCCTGTAGACGACAACGCCGGCAACACCTGGCATTGGCCGCAAACCGAATAACTGAAATGAACAAACCGCCGCAGGACCGCCGGCTGAAGTCGAAGGACGTGAACCGCCCTCCGCTCCAGCCGCGTCCTACGGTGGTCCTCGCCAAACCTGAACCTCAACCCGCGCCGAAAGGCGCATTGGCCAAAGGAGGAACTCCTTGAACGCTGGCTTTTCCAACCTCGACTCGCTCAAGAAACAATTGCTCGCCGGCACGTTGAAGAACGATCTGCGCTTTGATGCCGTCATCACCGCCCTCGGCCTGGGCGTGGCCGCGCAGTTCGCCAATTTCTGCAATCGTAAATTTTCCCGCGTGGTCAATGACACCGCCGTCTTTCCCGCCGACCGCTGTGAGTTCATCCTGCCGCGCCTTCCGCTCGAAGCGATCACGCTCGCGGAGATTAAAACCACCGAGGCGCTCGGCTGGGTCACGCAGACCGATCCCAATTTCATCCGCGCCATTGATCTGGCCAGCGGCATCGTCAACACCGGCCCCGGCGATGCCGGCCCGTATTACGCGCAACTGCGCTTCACTTACACCGGCGGTTACTTCTGGGAAACATTGGAACCGGACGATGCCGCCTATCCCACGGCGTTGCCGGCCGGTGCCACCGCCATTCCCGATGATCTCTATCAAGCCTGGCTGCTCCAATGCCGGCACATCTGGTCCACCATGGACAAGGTCGGCACGGATATTTTGAAGGATGGCAAATCCGCCAGCATCCGCTTCCCGGAAGAATTTGCGCCGACCGTGCAAAAAACCATTTCGCAGTTCACGCGCTACACGCTCGTTTAAAATGCCGACGCAAATAAAAATTGAACTCACGCCGGAGGCGAAAAAGATTGTCGCCAACCTCCAGACCTTGCCGCCGCGCATCGTCAAATATATCGCCGCCGCCATGATGCAGACCAACCAGCTCGCGCTGGCCAATGTGAAAAAGCGGCTCGTCGGCGTGGGGCCGTTTCCGCCGGAAGAACATCGCCTCGGCCGCGTGAGTGGATCCCTTTACCAGGGCGTGCGCGCCGGCGACGCCGTCATCACCGGTGACCGGGTGGACACCACCATCGGCACCAACACGACCAACAAAGGATTCAGTTACGCGCGCCTGCACGAGTTCGGCGGTCGGGTTCACGTCAAAGGCCGCGAACACAAGGTGCGGTTGAAAACCGATGCGCGCGGTGCGCTGGTCCGTCAGCTTGGCCATTCTCACCTGGCGGTGTTCGCCAAGGCGACCGGCAAACGGGCCGTGGAACGCACCGGCCGTTCCGCCGATCACGAAGTGGATTATCCCGAACGCGCACCCTTCCGCACCGGCATTGGCGAGGCCATGCCCGATTACAAACGCAACATTTCCGCCGGCATCGTGGACGCCTGGAAAAGTTTGAATTGATATGAACGTAACCGACATCTTGGATCGTCTGCCTTTCGAGCTGGCCGCCCGGCTGGAGAGCGATCCTTTCTTTTGCGACATCCCCATCGTCGTCACCGTCAAGGGCAACGTGGCGAGCGAATATGAGCGGCTGCAAGCCGTGATCGCGGAGAAGTCCGGCAAGCATGGCGTCGCGGTGTTCGTGCTCCAGATCATCGCGGATGATATTTACCAGGGCATCCCGAACGGCCCCATGAAACTCTCGCCTGCCTTACAAGTCATCGAACACGTCGAGGCCAATGTCAGCGAGAACGGCACGAAAAAATCCTGCCGCAAGGTCGCGCGCCACATCATCAAGAACATGAAGCTCGCCGGGTTTCGGGGCATCGTGCAGGGCTTCAAGTGCGCGCAGCCGGCCATCGTGCCGGCGGACATCAAGGAGTTGAACGATGCCTGCGTGGCCGAGCAGGTGAACTTTGAATGCCAGGAATTTTCCGACGAGCAGTTCCAGTATTGCCAGCCGCCCTTGTGCAGCCAGGTTCCGGGCCAGTTGCAGGTCGCCTTGGCCACCGGCACGGCCGGCGCGTCCATCTGGTTCACCACGGACGATTCATTTCCGTATCCCGGCGATGCCAGCCTGTTTCCCGGCAGCACCAGCCAGCTTTATTCCGCGCCCATTAACGGGGTCTTAAACACGCCGCAAACCATCCGGGCGTGCGCGTATCTGCCGCCTTACATCGCCAGCAGCATCGAACGTTTCACCGTCATCCTCACCAGCCAATAAAAAAACAAACACCAATAAATCATGAGCGCTATCATCGTCACACCAACCGTCATCCAGGGGCCGGCGTATATCCTGCACGGCGGCGTTGTTCAATACGTCGAGTCAGACATCCAGGTCGAGGAGGTCGTGGATAGCTGGACGCCCAAGACCACCTTTGGCGATGCCGGCGAGCGCCACAAATCACGCATCTTCAAGCTGACCTACAAGCCCGTGGGCATGTTGACGGCCGCGCTGCTCAATTATTTCTATGAGGCGCATCTCGCACCCCAGACTTATGTGGGCGTGAGCATTTTTCCCGCGAGCAACTTTGCGGTCACCATCTGTTCACTCACGGAAAATAAGACCTATGGCTACGTGCGCGGTGGAATGGCCGCGCCCCCGGACCTGTTCTGCGGCCCCACGGGATCGCTCTTCGGCTCGGCCTCGATCTGGTGCATCGGTGCGGTGGCGACTGCACCCACGAACGCCACCTTCCTCAAGGCCGCCATCGGCACCATCACGGCCGACACGAGCTTCGACATGGCCAAGATCAAGTCGGACATTTACCAGGGCGTCCTCGGCGCGCTCTCCGCGCCCTACAATTCGCTCGGCGCGATGAACGGCTTCATGCTCAAGTTCGGCTTCAAGCCCAAGGCCATTCCCGCATCGGACGTGGGCATTGCCGACGTCGTGCTCGATGCGGACGGCTTTAACCTGACCGCGCAATTCGCCCCGTCCAATCTTACCGAGGCGCAACTGGACACCTTGCTCGGTTACCAGGGCACCGGCGTGGTGCTGCCCGGCCAGGCTTACGGCTCCGCCACCAACTCTGGCGATCTCGTCCTCACCGGTTACACTTACGGGTGGGTCTTCACCGCCAAGCAGCTCGGCGCGCGGTCCGTCAAGCGCATCTACAAGATCGGCGAGCATCGCTTCCCGGCCGGTGCGCTGGAAATGGTCAACAGCATGACCAACACGGCCGGCGTTCCCAACCCGCTCTTTGCCTACACCGCCGGGACGTAAGAAAAATTCAACCATCAACCTCAACCAAAAATAAAAATGCAAACCACCCTCATCCAATGTGACGCCTGCAAGCAGGCGATTGACCTGACCAAAGGCGCCGTCGAGTTCATCCCGCTCCGGGGCGGCCTCACGCTCAAGGTCACCAACCCCATCGGCAACGCCGGCATGGTCGTCAACCAGCAGGTCAGTTTCTGCGGTCCCGCGTGCCTGACAAAATTCGTCGCGGACATCGCCGCCAAGATCGTGCCGGAAAAGAAACCGGAAGCCGCAACGCCGGCCGCTGGCACCGCCGCTCCCGCGAAATAATCAGCGATGTCCAACAAAGGCACATGGAAGATCAGCATCGGTGGCACGGCGTTTGCCGATTACACCGACATCCTCCAGCCTGAAGGCATCGGCGGCGGCCCGAACATCCTGGAGATCCAGGGTTACGGCGCCGCCGCCCCGGTTTATTGGAACCTGGGCAACCTCAAGCTGCCGCGCGCCTTCACCATGACGCGCCAGCACAGCACCGACACGCTGGCCCATGCCTGGTATCAGACGGCGGAGGCCACTTGGGGCGGCGTGGCCAACGTGGTCCTTACGCACCTGGATTATGCAGGCACGGAAACCACATACACCATCGCCGGGTGCAAGGTGGAGATCTCCGTCGCCACGCCCATCGGCCCCACGACCATTACAAAACTCAACTTCACCGGCGGCGCCGCCACCTGATTTGATTATGAAAAAACTCCTTCCGATTTCTGTTTTTCTGCTTTCCGCTTTGGCGGTCTCCGCCACGCCCGTTCTGTTTTCCTCGCAGTCCCTGACCGGCTCCGTGAACAACCGCAGCATCCTGGTGCAGCCGGACCGCGTGCAGAATCCCCTCGTGCTCGGCACCAACCTTGTGCCGGTGTTTGATTTCAGCGTGCAACCAGTCGGCGGCCAGGTGATCACCAACCTGTTGCCCTGGGGCTATACCATCACCGTGTCTGGCTGGCCGCGCAGCGCGCACATCATCGTCCCCGACAGCACGAACACCATCAACGTCGCCACCCTGATCAATACGAACGCCTTTGCGCCACTGAACATCTACCTTACCGGATCATCCGGCGGCGGCCTGCCTGTTACGAACAACGGCGTCACATGGTTTTACGATTCGCTCGGCGGTTTGCGCTGGACGAACACTGCGAACGGTGCAAACGGCCTGCTTGGCTATGACGGCCATGTGAAGTTCACGGATCAATTCGGCAACGTAATAAAATCCGACACGAATGGTTTGGCGGTGAACGGGAATTATGTTTTAACCGCAATCCCGACGACCTACGCGCTCAAGTCAGATGTGACGAACATAACGGCGGCGTTTATGAGCGGTCTGACAAATCTTACCATGCCATTTTACCTGACCGGTCAGGATACGGATGGTGGCGCCACCAGCCCCGGCCGCTTGAAATTTTACGAGGGCACCATTTTCGGGCAGCCGGAATCGTTTGGGATGAGGGCCGACCCGAACTTCGACCTGGACTTCATCACGTCGGCGGCGGGGACGATTTTCTTTTATTATGCCGACACGACCAACCTGATGCTTCATCTAGGACCGGCCGGTGCTATTTTCAATGAAACTGTCACGGCTCCAAATTATGCCACCAGCCAGGGTGCTTTTATTGCCAGCGATTCATCCGTCGAACTATTCGACAGCATTTATGGCGGCGATGTTTTTCGCTGGCTGGTCGGTGGCAATGATTTCGCCATGTTCGGCACAAACGGATCATACATCCGCATCCTGCCCAATCCGGTCATCAATGGATTTATCATTACAAACATGGTCGGGCGGATCGTAAATGCGAACCTACCGGTTGGAAACGCGCCAGGCACGTTCACTAATACTGCGCCGATCCAGGCAGCCCAAGTAGTTGGGGTTGTGACGAACGCGCAGTTCGCACAGAAGGCCACGAACGCTCCAGACGGCAACGTGAGCGCGTCGCTGAACAATGCCACGAACATTGCGAACAGTGTAACCACGGTTCCTGCTCAAGCCTCGGCCATCGTCTTGGCGGGGGGTGGGGTGACAACAAACTTATGGCCTACAGTTTATCACACCAATGGCACGGCCACTTATTATACCAATTCAGGCACGGATGCTTCGCGTGGGGACAGTCTTTATTTAGCCTGCTCAAATATGTTGGCGGGCGAAACGATTTCAGTGCCATCTGGAAATTTCTTGATGCACACCATTGGCATCAATCTGGCGAACAATGCCACTTACAACTTCAACAATTCCTACCTCTACATTGACAGCACTAGCACCAACACGGCATCACCAACTTCGATTTATGCCTACACGCTTTTCTACGCGCCACTGAACACATCGTTTGGCTGGAAAATAATCGGAACGGCCACATTTGACGGACGGAAGATAGCAGGCGCAGGGTCATTCTTATCCGGTGGCGGAATGTGCTGCATCCTTAACCAGAACGCGCCTAACACACTAGTTCAAAACATCACGATGCAGAATTGGACTGGTGGCGGCTTTATGACTTTGAATGGCCCAAGTGTGCAGGGACAAACAGAAACAGTTTGTAACAGTGTCTCTGCGCTCACAAACAACATTGGATTTTATGTGTCAGGTGAATATGGAAAATTCATCGGCTGCATCTCTAGTTTCAACACAAATGGCTTTAAAATTTTCGGCGGAAACAACGTATTTGAAGGTTGCTCTGCTTCAGCGAACGTGACTGGCGTTGAACTTCTTTACAAACAAAACGGTGGACACGGCTCATGGATTGGTGGCGATATGAACCACTGTGGAACATCTTTACTAGTTGACACAAATTTTAACGTGGGGGTGGTGGCTGGAGGATTTTCTTTTATAGGGGCGCACGCCTACGTCGGCACAATGAGTCTTGGAGGCTGTGGAATTTCATGGATTGGCGGGGATATTACTTCGACCATTCAAGCCACATCTGCCGGTGCGTTTTCTGGTAAAAATTATTTTGACGGAGTTTGTTTTCCGAACGGCGTCACAAACACGTTGAACCTTTCTGCTTCTGACCGGACAAATATAGTCCTTACACGATGCTTTGACCTGACCAACATTTATCCGAGCGATGTTATTTTGGCAACCACATTGACCATGCTTGGTGGGTCTATCTCACCAGGAGTATCACTGCCGCCAAGCATTTCGCTTAATGCGCTCAATTTTGCTTTGGCGGACACAAACATATATTCCTCGTTTGCAGTTTTCCCAACGACTGCGACTAGAAACGACTTTACTTCAAGCCTTGGCTATGAATTTGGGGTCAACAACACCATCACCGTCACGAACATTGGCCGTCTTTATGTCGCTGGCAACAGCCAAAATCATCCGGCAGAACTGTGGGACATGACAGGTGGATTCTTGATGGCATCAAATACAATCCTGAACTCATCCGCCTCTGATGCGAATGGCTACAAATATGCGGCCTTGACTGCCACCAACCTGATACCCGGCAGACTCTACGCAATCACCATCAATGAAACTTCTGGTGGTGATACCTGGCGGGATGTAGCAGCGGCATCATTTTCAAACCCGATTTATTATTACGGCTACGCATTTGGAGCTTCTGGTGCGCCACCAAATAATTTAGGAAGCAATGGATTAATATTTGATGCGCCGGTCATTCAATACACGATTACGAGTGGCTTGACCGTGAATGGCTTTGGGTCGTATGCGACCAACACATTCACTATGGGGTCAACCGGGTTCACAAATAAATCCAGCTTGAACCTGCAAGTGTTTGAGATGACCGGAACCTCGGTGGTCTATACGAATCCTGCGAGCGGTTATGGGTTCTCGTTTGGCTCACCTTCAGTTTTAGGTGTCACTTTTGTCTTGAAACCGAATTGCTTTATCAAAGGCACAGCCATGGCAGCGGCAGGAATTGAAGCACAATGACCACCCTTAAACAACTCACTCTCCTGCTCGTCGGACTGGCTTGCCTGCTGGGATTTAATTTATGAACGTTCTAAAACAACTCACAGACACGCAGATGCTCGACTACGTTGCCAAGGCGACGCGATTCAACCCGTTCATCATCCCGAAGGGACGCGATGTGCGTGAGGTGATTCAGAAGTCGGTCGAATTGGGTTCCGCCTTGAGAGAAAAACTAATTGCCGACGAGAAATATAATGTCGTTCGGGAGAAGGTTTGGCTGCGTCAAAGACTTCGGCAACTTGAAGGCTTGGCCATCTTGCTGCTATCGCTCTGCCTGCTTACTTCCGCGCCGGCGGCGGTGCTGAACTTTGCGTGGGATGCGCCGACAAATTATACGCCGGAATTTTATTTCCTTTGGGAGGGGAATCAGTGCTCCGGCAATTATTCCCAAGGCTGGGTCGCCACCACGAACACCCTCGCGTATGACACGACCAACCTGCTGCCGGGCCGCAATTACTTTGCCGTGACCGCCATGGGCAAGGCGCCGGACGGTTCATTTCTCTTCAGCGGTTGGAGTAATGAATTTGTGGTCACCAACTCGGTGGCGGAACTGGTGACGGTGGTGAACTTGCACGCGACGAACGTGTCTGGCGAATGGACTGCCTGGAGCACCAATCAATTCTTGGCCATGGATGACCAGGGTTATTTCCGGAGCGCACTGACATTTAAGCGCACCAACGTGGTGAGTTATCCGCATCTGCCGACGCCATGAAACGCGATCCAATAACTGGTAGCCGCGATTGTAGCCGCAGTCCTTTAGGCTGCGGTGAGCGTGATATGGCACGGGGACGCGACCTAAAGGCTCGCGGCTACCACGGCGCGCGCGACTTGAAAGGTCGCGGCGACAAACGGAATTGAGATTTTATGGCTGATGACAATTCCCAGGAGCTGCGCATCCACATCATCAGCGATGCGGACAATACGGGTTTCAAATCCACTGCCGCTGCCACGGCGGACCTGAACAAGGAAATGGGCGTGATCAATGTCACGCAGGCAGACGTGGCCGCCGCCACCGCCAAAACCGAGGAAGCCCTGGGCAAATTCAGTTTCAAAGGCCGCGAGGCGCGACAGATTGTTCAGGAATTAAATCATGCCGTTCCGGAACTGGGGACCGCTTTTCGCGCTTTGGTGGCGGAAGGCGGTCCTTTGGTGTTGGTCGTGCTCGCCATCAAGGCGGTCACCGAATGGTGGGATATTTACAAGGAACATGCGACTGAAGCTGCCGACGCTCAAGCCGCCGCCACTGATAAGATGCGCGCAACGCTGCATGCCATGACGACGGCACAGCAGGAATATGATCGTGTCCTCGCGGGTTCCACTGCTCAGGCTGATTATATCAAGCGGCTGGAGGAAGTGACCCGTGTTCTGGATGCACAGTTTGTAGTTAAGCGCAAACTGCTGGAATTGGATAAGGAAACCGATCTCGCCGCCGCCAAGACGCCTGAAGAACGCGCGGCGGTGGAAGATCGTTACAAGCGAGCGGGCAACGCGCTGGATCAATCTGGTCAGGCGGCGGACATCACTGCCATCACAAACCAGCGCATCGCCGTTGAGAACCAAATCACCCAGATCGAGCAGGCCGTCGAGCAGATCAAGCAATCGAATTCGGGTGCCATCAAGAAATTTCAGGTCGGTCAAGGTGTTAACATGGGATTTGGTGAAACGCCGGAAGACGCGGCCACTATCACCCACATGGCGGGCGGCATCACGGCGGATGAGCGTGATAAGATCATCGCCGAGAACTCAAAGAAATTGGAGGCACTGACCAAGTCGCTGGAAGAGTTAAAGAAACAGCAGGATGCGCTTAAAGACCGCGCCGACGCCGCTCAAAAAATTGGAACCATTGATGCCGGCGGCCGCACTCTGGAAAATGACCGACCTATTTCGCGCGCTGCCGAGAATTTTGATTCTGCCGCCCATGGCCAGAAACTTTCCGATGCGCAACTCGCCGCCAACCAGGTGCTGATCCAGCTTTTCTCTCAATACTCCGGTGGCATCGAGCAGATGGCGCGCATCGTTCAATATCACCTACAGCATTCCACCACTATTGCGGCAGAGGTGACCGCGCTTAAAACCGCCTTGGCCACGCTTCAGGCTCAATCTCATTCCCTCGCCACCCAAACCGCCCGATGACCTACGAGACGCTCCAATATGTGGATGGCAGCGGCACCACGCAGGAAGTGGCCTTGAGCATTGCCAACCTCGGCAACGGCCCGGCGGTGCGTGTGCGGATGCTGCCCAAGACACACGCCTGGTCGGAGATGGAGATCGCCTGGCTGCAACCGCCGGAAACGGGCATCGCGATCCCGTTCAAATCCCGCTGCATCGTCTATGCGAACCGCGCTTCGTCCACCGGCGCGGCCAATTCGTTCAGCGGCGGTTCCATGCTGTTCCAAGGCCGGCGCGTGGACAATGAGGGCAGCGCCAGCGCCACGCGCGTGCTCACCAGCGTGGTGCTGGGGGATGCCCTTTGGGATTTGAGCAAGATCACGTTCCAGATCGTGTGGAAATATATGTCCGGCGGCACCTACGCCTCGCCCACGTTCTCAAATTTCAACTGGCCGGACATCGTGCTGTTCATGCCCGCGCCCGGCACCACGTATTCGCCCGCGCCCGTGAACAACACGATCACGACCTGGCAGCAGATCCTGGACATCATCAATTATTCCACCGGCTTCATCAGCGGCGCGGATGCGGTGGCGTTGCAGGTGGGCGGCTCGGCGGAATTCACCACGCTCTATTGCAACTGGTATCCCATCCGCGCCGTCAAATGCCTGGATGCGCTGCTCATGTGCCTGCGGCCGCATCCCGGTGTGTTCACGGAGGTGGATTACACCACCACGCCGCCGACGATCCATTTCCGCAACCGCGCCAATCTCACGGCCGCCACTTTGCCTTACAAATCTACGGATGTGAACGGCATCGTCCACGTCGCCTCCGACATCAAATCCCTGGACGAACTGGTGCCCGACGCGGTGCGGCTTTACTATAAAATCAATGGAACGTTCAACGGCCAGCCGGTGGTCAATTTCGCCACGGATATTTATCCGGCGGCCGCGCCGAACAGTCTGCTGTGCCTGGATTATTCGATCGACATCACCGGTGCGGCGCAAACCGAGACGATCTACAACTTTACGAGCTACGCCTTTGATCCCACGTCCAAGGACCTCTGGCGCGAAAAAGTTCCCTCGCTGAAACAGATCTCGCAGGGCGGCCAGATCACGAACGATGGCGGCGCGGGCGCGCTGGCCATCCTGGACACCACCATCAATGGCGGCGGCACGCATCCCGATGGCTTGCAGGTGGTGGATAAAACCGGCGCGGCCATCAACCTGGCAACTTATCTTTATTACACGGACCAGCCGGTTTATTCGTGGATGACACTGAGCGGCGGCAGCGCGGCCAGCACGGTCGGCGCCAGCACGGTGGGTTTCTTTTCTTACACGCGCAACACTGGCGGCGCGTTGAACCTCACGCCCAAGGTGGGTCGGCATTCGCATTCCATGCGGCTCAAGCTCACGAACGCCCCGAGCGGAACCTACGCGCTCAAGCAGACCATCAACACCGGCGAGGTGATACCCACTGCCATGGCGCAGTCGGTTTACACGGAGCTGGGCGGCGATCTCGGTTCAGGTCGCACGCCGCAATGGAAACTGCGCCATGAGATCGCGCAGATCGCTGCCAGCAGTTCCACGCTGCCCGCCATCATCAAGCCGGGCAAACACAAGATCAACTTGAGCGGCGGGGCGGCCGCGTGGACCACGATGAACGCCGTGCCGCAGAACGTGACCATTGAATTTCTCCGGGTCTTGGTGAATAAAAACGACGGCACCGGCAGCGAATGGCGGCTCGCCGCGCGCCACACCATCGCCTGCGGACCGGTGAATCACCTTGAGCCAGGCTACCTGGTCCAGCTCACGAACCTGTTCTGGAACCGCAACCGCAGCGGCATTGATGCCTACCAGCGTTTGACGGGCGTCCTCAGCAGTTCGCAGATTGACTTGAGCGCGGAAGCCGCGCGCGAAAATTCCATTCCCGCCAACCCTGATCACAGCCAGCAGATCATCTACGCGCCGGATGCCGCCGATGCCACGCGCAGCATCGCCATCACGCACGATGCGACCACCGGCCAGATCCAGGTGGCGCAGGTCAAGTCCGCCGATGGCAGCAACTACACGAATGGGATCATCGCGCCGCACTACAAAGGATCAGGTCCGCCGAGCGCGTCCACCCTCGCCAGCAATGCTTATTACCGGCTCTTCGATTATTATTTGGACATCGCAAATCCGCTCGCGCCGAACCTTTGGATCTGCGTCACCGCCGGCGACAAGACTTCCAGCGTTTGGTATTCGTTCACGCAATGTTAAGCCATGGGTAAATTCAACAAATGCTGCTGTTGCAACTCAGGCTCCATCATCCCCGCGTGGCTGAACGTGACGCGGGTGCGACCGGCGCGGGATTCGGGTGGGCCGCATTACACTGCGGCTCCTTATGGTCGGGTGGATAGTGGTTATGCGGCGGCGAACAGCTTGTCTTGCTCACCGGCGGGGACGTGCGGGAATTGGATTGTGCAGGGAGATTTGGCCGGGATCGTGGCGCAAGCCATCACGGACGGCACGGATGATATTTCGCCCGCGCCGACGCCGGACGCGACGCACTATAAATACGACCACAATTATTATCAGCAGTTCCCGTCCTTGGCGGGCGGCGCGTTTGTCACGGGGCAGACGTATCAAATCCTCACGGTGGGGACGACGGATTTTACGGCCATTGGCGCGGCGGCGAACACGGTGGGGACGGTGTTCACGGCCACGGGTGCAGGCAGCGGCAGCGGCACGGCGCAGGCCGTTGCGGATTTGCGGACGGCGAAACGCTACGGATTTCAAGAAGTGTTTGCACAAAAGCACTGGTTCGGCTGTCCTGGATTTCTGGACGCGGATACCTGCTCGCCGAGCGCAAGCAACACACCATGCGGGACACATTATTTGACGGCGACCTATGCTGGTTCATTTTCAACAACAACATTCAATCCTGGCTACTCGGGCTACGATATTACAGGTGCGCCAGCAACGACAGACGAAACTATCACCACCGCCAGCTCGCTTTCTGGCAGCCGCAGCTTTGGACGTTATACCGGAACCTATTCAAACAATGTGGTCGTGACCAATCATGCCACCCGGGGTTACAGTGCTGACCTTTACACAGCCTTTGGCGAACCTAGATACAAAGCTGGAACCTACACAATGCTAGACGTGAGCAACACGGTTGGAACGCAAATTTACGCCGGAGAGCACGTTAATCCTGACTGGTCGGTTTATTCGGCTCCAATCACGGGCTACGACGTCGGAAGTTCAAAGATGGGTGCAGATGTGTTGACCGATGTTCACTGCTCCACGGATGTTCCAAGCATTGCGAATCTGATTTCTATTTGGAACTTGAACCTCTATATTTTCACCGGAGCCAATGCATCCGGAACATGGAACAATGTGGCGAATACCGGCAGCGCGAACAGCTACACGATGGCTGCGACCGGCCAAGCCACGGGCGCATCTGTAAGCACTTTCGCTGGCACTTTTCTGCGCACCAATGATACTTATTCCATTACGATCACCATCCGGGCTTACGCGTTACGCGGAGGAGTGGATACATTGGTCAGCAGCACAGATTATTCTTTCTCTTGCACGCTTTCGGATTCTTACACGGCGGCGCAATGCTATGCAGACTATGAAGCGTTGCATAACGAATTTGACATGAGCGACCCGACGCTCGCGAAATTCCGGCAAGATGAAAAGCTCGCGCTTGCGCCGCTGGTGATCCGAGACGAATATGTTGGCGTCCGCAGTCCGGTTGGATTTTTTCCGTTTGACCAAGATGATTACCGGCTGCCCATCACCGACGTGAACGGCAACGCACCGTGGACATTGGCTGCGAATCCCGGACAGCACGGAACTGCGCTGCCTTTGAACGATGATATTTATGGTGGTGATGACATTGGCTCCGGCGCTTCGCCGCCGAACTCGGCGAGCTGGCTGGCCGCACCGCGTTATGATGGCGTGGCCGTGAACTGGATTCCGACCTTCACGCAGATGCCTTACACCGACCCGTCTGGCAGCGCGTGGAAATACGATGGTAAAAACACCCAACCAGTCTGGCCAAGCGCATCGTGGTCATCGGCCACGCTGAACACGGCCATTTATTCCGGCAACCCGGTCGCCCATTCCCAAAGCGGCAGTGGAAAACATTTCTGGTTCAAGGCCGAGGTTTGGGTGCGCGTGCCGGGTTCGGGCGTAGGCGGCGCGCCGCCTTACACTTGGAATCGTGTCGCCATCGGTGCTTTCAGCGATCCGTTGTTGCCCGATGTTGCGGTGCGCTGGCTGCCGAAGCCAGCGGCGCAATATGATCCGTTAAGCACGAACGTCTCACCCGCACCGCCCGGAGTTTTTCCACAGGCTTGGTGGTCGCAAAACAATGGCGTCATCATCGGCGGCAAGTTCGTGCAGGCAACGCAAAAATGGCCTGCGCAAAAATTCTGTCGGCCATGCGGCAAAGACAAATATGCGGTCGCGCAAACCACCGTGTGTTGCATCACGTCTGGCACAGTGCCGAACCTCGTCATCAAGCCGACGGCGAATGCGACGGCTCCGCTGGCCATGGGCGGCTTGGCGGTGAATGACTTCATCATCATCGAAGGCGATGGGGTGTATAAAATCACCGCGCTCACGGCGTCTGGCGGCGCGTGGAACTGCACCGTGGGGACGCGCATTGACACGCTGCCGACGGGCTGGCATTTCACCGACCCCGACCAAGCAGCGGACGGCTCTGTTCACCTTGGGCGCATCCGCTGGCTGAATTATTCTCAATACGGCACGACGTTCACGAGTGCGCCAGGCATTGAACTGCGCGTCGGTGTGACGACGAGTTATGCCGCTGGCGTTTTGACCGTGACCACGAGCGCGGCGCAGCCGTATCTGCGCGTTGACCCCACCACCGGAACGCCAGCCATCCGCACCGTCAGTCTCTACGACTCAAGCATGACACTGCTCGTGAGTGGGCTGGTGCTAGCGCGGACGGATGATTCGCATTTCACCGTCACGGCCTCGAACTACCCGACTGCGGCGTATATGATGGACACGCAATTCGCCACGGCCATCAGTGCCGGGCCGACAACCGATTGGACGCTCTACGACGGGACGAGCAAACAGACGGGCTTGCAGATGACGTGGACGTTTGACCAACGCAGCGGTCATTTGGCGACCGGCTCGCAACCTGCGTGGATTGGCGGCAGCGGGGCTGGAACGGGAACAGGCCTCGTTGGTGCTTTGGCCGCTGGATATTCCGTTTCGCAATTCAACTATTCGGCTGGAGCCTGCCCCAGCGTTGTCGGCATGGTGCCGAGTTCGCCAACGATTGAAAACTTTCCGGTGCAGAATTTGTTCGTGATGCCAGCGTTCTCGAACTTCGATGACGTCTACGGCCAGCACGGACAATCGGCAATCCAACTGACGTCGCAAGATGCGCTCTGGGAGCCACCCTATAAACCAGACGGCGGCGGAGCAATCTCGTTCTCGTGGGTCGAGGACAACGGCAGCGGCGAAAGCGATGGAACATCGGCCATTTATGGTGTGCAGAAATTCTACGCGCATCATCCATTGGTCGAAGCTTTGGACGCGATTCCGGCTGGCTTGCCAACCGGTGCGCTGCCAACGGGCATTCATTTGCCCTACGACGCTTCCGCCGTCGTGGTCGCACCGCCTTTTTATCCAAATGGCATTCCAATTTCGACTGATACTACCGCTGGTGATTATGCAGATGTGGAAACCGATTGGGGATTTGCCCTGAATGCGTGCGGCAATGTGGGCGGCCGGTTCAGCAGCAGTTATGCCTACGTCTCATGCTAA